TCGCAGCCGCCGCAGGCGGACTCCTCGCCCCCCTTGCACACCGCCTCACGCCGTACCTGACCGCCCGGCACGTCCTCGACGCCGTCGTGCTGCTCGCCGCCGCGTGGTCGGTCGCCGCCTACTTCGCCGCGCGCCGCCACCCCCACTACAAGCCGCGCCTCACCGGCCCCGCACCGGCCGCCGCACAGCCCCCCGTCGAGCCAGCCGACGACGCCTCCGAGCCGGGCGGCGAGGACCTCGTCGAGCGCGACCGCGCGGCCCTGCTCGACCTGCTCGAACGGGTCACCCGCGGGCGCAACGGCGTGCACCTGGACGAGCTGTTCCTGCACACCTCCCGCCACCCCTACTTCGCCACCGTCCCGCGCCCCCAGCTCGGCGCCCTGGTGCGGGGGCTCGGAGTGCCCGCCCCGCGGTCCATCACGGTGGGCGGAATCAGCGGCCGCACGGGGGTCCGCCGGGCCGACGTCCTGGCCCTCCTCCCCACCGTCGCCAAGGCCTCGCCCGGACCGCTCTCTCTCCCACTCTCTGGCCCGCCTGACCTGCGCAAATCTCTGGCCGCTCTCGGCGGCTCTCGGCCCGACTCTCGGGAAACCGAGAGCACCGAATGACCCCTCGATGGAAGGAACCCCACATGGCCCTCCCCCTGCTCTGGGAAGACGCCCCCACCCCGCGCCACTGCGGCAAGCCGCTCGTCCATGACGCCGATGGGTTCTGGTGGTGCCAGGTCTGCGCGGGCTACCTCGAAGTGAGCGACGCCCTGTGGCACCAGGTCTACGGCGGGGACCTGGAAGCGGTCGGAGCCACGCTCCGGGCGACCTACGCGAGCCGATCCGCCACGCCCCCACGCAACCCCCAGCTCGGGCGCTGCTGATCCTCCATGCCCCGGGGCGGCCGACAGCCGCCAAGCATCCCGGCCGCCCCGGTCCACCCATCCCGTTGAGCGAGACAGGACAACCCATCATGGCACTTCCCTCGATGCCCACCCGCGACCCGCGCCCCGGCGACGAACCCCACGCCCGCGAATTCGACCCCGCCACCGGCGGGTGGACCCGCCCCGTTGCCACCCCCACCCCGGCCCGCGACGAGCAGCAACCCGCCCGTCGCTAACCACCCCGCCCCACGGGCTCGGTCCGGCACCCTCCCGGTGTCGGACCGGGCCCCTACCCTGGTTGCGATCGGAATGGAGGCCGCCACCGTGGACGGACCGACCCCCATGGACATCGCCCGCCGCACCTCCGGCGGGTATGGAACCGGCGAAGGCTACGTCGGCCTGGTCGACCGCGCCGCCGACCCCACCGCCCCCGCCCCGCGTTGCGGCATGTGCCCGGGTGACGCGGTGCTGTACTTCATCGAGACCGCCGAAGAGAACCAGACCTTTGCGTGCCTCGCGCACGCCGGAGCCATCGCCTACTCCGCCGCCGTCGCCTCGACCGCAGACCCCGACATCCCCGCCTCCGAGCGAGGCACGGACGACCGCCGCTCGCGCAAGCCCGCGTAACACCGACGGCTCGGCGCCGTTCCTTGCCGGCACCTTCGTCTCCCGGGTGCAGGGGGCTTACGCTCACCACCAGCCGGCGGCTGGCCCGGGCATCTCGGCGAGGTACTCGATCTGCATGTCTTCATAGTTGTCGAAGTAGGCGGAATAGCCCCCGTACAGCAGGTGGGCGAGCTTGTGGAGTTCGTTCACCTGCTCGTAGAAGTTCACGTTCTCCTGGGCCGGTCGAGCCGGCCGACGCTTGTCGCCTTGTCCGACGGCGGCGTAGCGGAAGGTCTCGCCGGTCGCGTCCTCGCTGTCCAGCCAGTTCAGTTGCCGCCACGACTCTGGGTCGATCCGCCGCTCGGTCTCCGGCAGGTCCAGCAACGCCAGGTAGCGGTTGAAGCAGTCCGCCAGTTTCCGGATGTTGTGCGTGTGGAGGCGATCGTCCAACCTCGCCGGGCTCAGGTTCTCCTCCCCGGCGTACCCCTGGCGTACGACGCACCGGGCAGCTACCCGGATCAGCCATTTTAGGGACAGTTCGATGCTGTGCCGGTAGTTGTAGAGGATCGGGATGGGTAGCCCGTCGTGCGGGCCGTGTTCGATCCAGTGCCGAGCTGCGATCTCGGCCACCTGCAGGTAGCCGCCCGCGATGGCGAGATCGTCCTCGCTGCTCCCGCCCAGCACGGCGATCTCATGATGCGTCCGCCGCGGCCGGGGCAGATCCCAGAAGTCATCCACCGGGATCACGTCCACGTCGATATCGTCCACTCGCCCAGCATGGAGCCCCTGCAGCCCGCCCAGCGATCACTTTTGTCATACCGCCCATGGCGCACCTGGAGTGCCGGCGCATGCCGCGAAGGTCGGCGACATCGACACGATCCACGGGAGCTGGCGCAGAGGTCCTGGGCGGCGCTTGACACGGAAGTCACACCGAGCGGACGTCCGCCCAGCCAGCCGGGACTCAGAACGGTGGATCATCCAAGCCCGGTGAGGAGGTGGCGGGGCGTTCCCCCCACCCGCCGTCACTTCCCCAACCTTCAGCACGTGCCGGCGCAGCTGGTGCGGGTGGCGGCTCCTCCTCCAAGGCCTTAGACCATAGGGTGCGCCACCAGTGCCGGCGTGAATCCCCGTCGTAGGAGTCCGACCATCGATCCGAATTCGGATCGATACCAGCGCGCTTGCACAACACCTCGAAGATGGCGTCGGCGACGTCCCCGTTGGTCGGCACCGTCTTGCCGAGCATGGTCCGGCGGATTGTCTCTTTGCTGGCAGTGAACGTGTCGTAGTCGGCGGCAATCGCGTCAGCGATCCACTGAAGCGTCGGCCGGCGCGCCTGCCCGTAGTACTCCCACAGTTCATCCACGAAGTCGCGTCGCGCTCCCCGAGGTAGATCACGCTCGGATGGCTTCCGTAAGACCTTCGCCACGATTCCTCCCCAATACCCGTGACCATCGAAGCCTAGAGAAAACCACCAGTGACACGGGAAGGCAACTTGATGACTCGCGAAGGCCCGCAGAAACCAGCATCGAACAAGCTCTGACCAGCACAAACGTCCTTTCCCTACGGCTCTTTGGTCACCCCAGACTGGGAACTGCGGGGCCGCTCGGGTCCTGTGGCGCACCGTCACCACGAGCGCACGGCTTCCTCGTTCCGGAGGGATAACCATCGCCAGGCCCCGGCTCAACCGCAGCTCACACACCACCCCCGCCCGTCGCCAGCAGACACAACGGACCGGCCGCCGGTCCATAGCCCGGAAGGCCAGCCTCGCGGCCCTCTCCGGCGCCATGGCGGCCATCGGCGGCCTGATCGTCAACGGCCTGGCCCACTGGCTAGGGCTATGACCGTCCGCCCCGCCCGAGCCTCCACCACCGCACACCACACTTCCCACGCAAAGCCCCTGGTGACGGACAATCACACCTGTAACGCCCCGGAGAGCAGGCAGGCAGGCCATGACGGACGATGACCGCGCGCGAGGCCGTGACGGGAAGTGCGGTGCGCGTAAGAGGCAGAACGGCGACGGCGGGGAGACGTGCACGCTGCCGGCGGGGTGGGGCACTCCGCACCCCGGGTACGGGCCGTGCAAACTGCACGGCGGCTCCACCCGGAACCACGTTGCTGCGGCCCGCGCGGAGCAGGCCCGGCGCGCCGTCGCAACGTACGGGCTCCCGGTCGATGTCGACCCGGCGACCGCGCTGCTCCAGGAGGTGCACCGTACCGCCGGGCATGTGGCGTGGCTCGGCGAGAAGGTCGCCGAACTGGATGCCGAGGGCCTGGTGTGGGGCGTGGCGGAGACGACGAGCAAGCAGGCGACGGAGTACCCGGGTACCGATACCGTCCACGCGGCGCGGCCGAGTGTGTGGCTGGACCTGTACCAGCGTGAGCGGACCCACCTGGTGCGGGTGTCGAAGGCCGCCCTCGACGCGGGCGTGTCCGAGCGGCTGGTGCGCCTGGCCGAGCAGCAGGGGATGCTTCTGGCCCAGGTGATCCGCCAGTCCACCGATGAGCTGCTGGGCGAGGTCGCCGGCCTTCTTGACGAGGCGACGGCCGCCGAGGTCCGGCAGCGGTGGAGTGGGTGGGTTGCCCGGATCGTCCCGGCGAAGATCGCCGCCGTCACCACCAGCAGTGAGGAGTCGTGACCGTCCCGGCCATGGCGGACCCGTGGGCGTACGCGGCCCGGGAGATCGAGACGACGGACCGGGCGCAGGCGTGGCTGTACGACCCGGTGAAGTGGGCCGAGGACGTGATCGCCTGGCCCGAAGGGCAGAGCCTCGCGCCGTACCAGGCCGACAGCATCGGCGCCCTACCGGCCAAGCGCCGCATCGCGGTCCGGGGGCCCCACGGGCTCGGCAAGGCGCTCGGTGTCGACGTGCCGGTGCCGACGCCGGGCGGGTGGTCGACGATCGGTGCTCTCCAGCTCGGGGACGAAGTCCTCGACGAGCGCGGGAAGCCGTGCCGGGTGGTCGTCAAGTCACCGGTGTGGATCGGGGGTACCTACGAGGTCGAGTTCGCTGACGGCACCGTCATCACGACGCATGCGAACCACGAGTGGGACGTGATCGACGTCTACGCCAGGCCGAGGGGTGTGAGGGACTGGCGGGACCACTGGGCGGCCACGCGGACAGTGACGACCGCGTACATGGCCGAACGGCTCCGGTCCCCGGGCGGGCAGCTACGGTGGCGCGTGCCCACTGCCCGGCCGCTGGAGCTGCCGAGCGCTGATCTGCCCGTCGATCCGTACGTGCTGGGGTACTGGCTCGGGGACGGCACGAGCCGTTCGGCGGAGGTCACCGTACACGAACGGGACTGGCCGCACCTGCGTGAACGTATCCGGGAGGCCGGCTACCACCACGGTGCTGAGCGGGCCCACGCCGGGCGGCCGACGGCGCTGGCCGTCACCGTGTCCACGCAGCCGGTGCAACGCGGCGGGCACCCTGGCCGGGACAGCCTGCGCACCCGGCTTCGTGCGCTCGGTCTGCTGAACAACAAGCACATCCCGACTGCGTATCTGCGGGCCTCGGTCGAGCAGCGGCGCGAGCTCGTACGCGGCCTGTGGGACTCCGACGGCTACCGGCAAGCCGGCGGCGCAGACGAGATCACCCTCACCTCCCGACCGCTCGCCGAAGGCGTAGCCGAGCTCCTGCGCTCCCTCGGCCTGGTCGTCCAAATCCGTGGGAGCAACGCCACACTCCAAGGCCGTGCCGTATCCCGCCGGTGGCGCGTCAGCGTCCGCTTCGACTTCAACCCCTATCGCCGGTCCCGCTACGACTGGGCACCGGCCCGGTCCCAGGCGTCGCGGCACACCCAACGCACGATCACCGACATCCGCCGTATCCCGGACCAGCCCACCCAGTGCATCGAGGTCGACTCGCCCTCGCACCGGTTCCTGGCCAGCACCTCGATGGTGCCCACCAGTAACTCATGCATGGCCTCGATCACCGTGCTGTGGTTCGTGACGACGAGGGAGGCCGCAGGATGGGACTGGAAGGTCATCACCACCGCGAGCGCGTGGCGGCACCTGGTGGTGTACCTGTGGCCGGAGATCCACAAGTGGTCGCGGCGTATCCGCTGGGACGTTCTCGGCCGTCAGCCGTTCTCCGTGCACGAGCTGCTGGCGCAGAACATCAAGCTGCTCCACGGGGCCGCGAGCGCGGTGGCGTCCTCTCGTCCTGAGCTGATCGAGGGCGCGCACGCCGACTCCCTGCTGTACCTGATTGACGAGGCGAAGGTCGTGCCGGACGGTACGTGGGACGCGATCGAGGGTGCTTTCTCCGGCGGCCGCGCAACGGGCCTGCCAGAAGCCTTCGCCCTCGCCATCAGCACCCCTGGCCCGCCCTCCGGCCGGTTTTACGACATCCACAAGCGGGGCCCCGGCCTGGAGGACTGGTGGACCCGTCACGTCACCCTGGACGAGGCGATCGCCGCCGGCCGGATCTCCAAGCAGTGGGCCGAGCAGCGTAAGAAGCAGTGGGGCAAGGACTCCGCGT